GCGCTCGAAAGACAAAGACTCGATTGACAAGACCGTGCGAGCGAACCTGCTTGCGATGGAGAATCCCGATGAGGTACCGCCCGCTGTTGCCGAGGTCATTCAATGCGCAGACGACCTCTGGGCGTCGAGCACTGCGAAGTTTGGCCGCCTCGCGGCGCTGGCTGATGATGAAGATCGGCGCGTACGAGGCGCATTTGTTTTTGCTGGAGGCGCAGCGACAGGCCGCGCTGCGAGTTATGGCGCGCAGGTCCACAACTTTCCACGAAAATCCGCCAAAGAGCCCACTGAACTTCGACACGCCCTCGTTCGAGGCCACGCTGTCGTGCCTCGGTTTGGAAAGCGGGTCACTGACGCGCTGAAGTCGATGCTGCGCCCGGCACTCGTCGCTGATCACTCGTTTGTCGTCGCTGACTGGAGCGCGATCGAGGGCCGGGTCAACCCGTGGCTGTGCGGCGCGGAAGCGAAGCTCGACATTTTCCGGCAGCAGCTAGACCCGTACAAGGTCAACGCGGCGGCCACCTATGGCGTGCGGTATGAGGGCGTCACCGACGAGCAGCGCCAAGTCGGCAAGGTGCAGGAGCTGGCGCTCGGGTTCGGCGGTAGCACCGGCGCGTTCGCTGCGATGGGCCGGGGCTATGGCGTGCGGTTCGAGGAAGCGCAAGCCCGTCGGATCGTCGACGCCTGGCGCCGTGCGAACCCGTGGGCCGTGATGTTCTGGCAAGACCTTGAGCGCGCTTACATGTCCGCCATGCGCCATCCGGGCCATGAGTTCACTGCGGGCCGTATAACGTATTTCTACGACAAACAGCATCTTTGGTACATGCTGCCCAGCGGGCGCGTGCTCTGCTACCCGTTTGCCAAGTTCGAGGGCGAGCATTTGACTTATGCGAAGGCGTCATGGAAGCCGGCGGCTGACGCGACCGAGTGGCCGCGTGCGCACTTGTGGGGCGGGCTCGCCTGCGAGAATGTGACGCAAGCAAGCGCCCATGACATCCTGCGTGCTGCACTGCGTCAATGCGATGGCGTGGTGGCGCACGTGCATGACGAGATCGTTATCGAGACGGCTGAACCTGAACGGGTGCGGGCCGAGCTTGAGCGTATCATGGTGACCCCGCCGGCATGGGCGGTGGGGTTGCCGCTCGCCGTTGAGGCCAAGATCATGGCCCGATACGGCAAATAAAAACGCCCGCTGGCAGGCGGGCGTGAACCACAGGAGAAAGCGTTGAACTTCGTTGATTTTATCATCAGTCTGGCGCCCGAGGGCGAGACAGCGTTATTTGTGCGTCAGAAGCCACGCAGGGACGCGAACGGCGAATTGCAGTACCACGCCGACGGCGCGCTGAAGGCGTCATGGCCGGCATCGTTGCCGGACCTGTCGCGGGTGCGTGAGGGCGCCTGGTACGGCAACACCGGGTCGTTTGTCATCGACCGGTTCGAGCAGGGGCGCCCGTCTGCGAGCGCGGCCAATGTCGACTATGTGCTGGTGATGGTGCTGGATGACGTCGGCGAGCCCACCAAGGCACCGCGCACCTCGCCCGTGCCGCCGACCTGGGTCATGGAGACGTCGCCCGGATCGTATCAGTGGGGCTATGCCTTCGACCCTGAGGATCAGCCGACCAAAGCGGCTTATAGCGCCGCTATCCGCGCGATTGCGGAAGCAGGCTACAGTGACCCTGGCGCGATCAATCCGGTCCGCAACTTCCGCTTGCCGGGCTCGGTCAACCTGAAGCCGGACAAGGGCGGCTTTCAAGCGCGTCTCGTCGAGTTCCACCCCGAGCGGGTGTACACGCTGCCGGACCTTTGCGCCGCTCTCGGCGTCGACCCAGGCCCGGATGACAGCGCGGGCGTGCGGCCCGTGCGCCTGTCGGACGATGGGGCCGATGACGTGTTGGCGTGGCTGTCGGCGCAGGGTCTGGTGCTGTCGCGTCCGAACCCCGAGGGCTGGGCTGGGGTCGTCTGCCCGAACAGCGCCGACCATAGCGATGGCAACCCCGAGGGCCGGTATCTGGGCCTCACGCGCGCGTATTGCTGTTATCACGGCCATTGTGGCGACTGGGACAGCGCGCGGTTTCTTGAATGGGTCGCCGAGCAAGGCGGCCCGCGTCACACGCCTGGCCTACGCGATGAGCTTCTGACGCAGCGTATGTCCGAAGTGATGTCGCGCCTGACGCCGACCGAGGATTACCCCGACGCCGCTGCCGCGGTCGTGGCCGAGGTCGAGCGCCGCGAGGCCGGTCGAGCCGAGCGGGCGGAATGGTTTGAACGGTTCGCGTATCTGCATGCGGACGATGGATATTTTGATCTGGTCGACCGTCGGCAGTATTCGCGCGGTAATTTCAACGCGATCTATCGCCATGTCACGTGCTGGTCGGTCCATGCGACAGGCGCGAAAAAGCGTCGGGTCGAGGCGTCGATCAGTTATGACGAAAACCGGCAGGCGATGGGGGCTAAGGTGTTGCAGGGAGTCACCTACGCGCCTGGTGAGTCGGTGCTGGTGTCGCGCGCTGGGGACGTCTACGCGAATCTCTGGCGCAATGCGCGACCGACGTCAGGCGGGGGCGATCCGACCCGATGGCTGGATTTGGTAGAGCGCCTGTTACCGGATGCGAACGAGCGCGAGCACCTGCTCGACTGGATGGCGTACAAGGTCCAGCACCCAGAGCAGAAGATCAATCACGGGATTCTTCTTGGTGGATCGCATGGCATCGGAAAGGATACGATTTTCGAGCCGTTCCTGTACGCGGTCGGCGGCCTATCGAAGGAAAATATTGCGCTGGTCAAGAATGAGGAATTGAATAGCCAATGGGGCTACTCGCTGATGTCCGAGGTGCTGGTCATCAATGAACTTCGCCAAGCGGAAGCGCACGATCGGCGCGCGCTGGAAAACCGATTGAAACCGTTGCTGGCCGCGCCCCCGGAATTGATCCCGGTCAATCGGAAGGGTTTGCACCCGTTCGATGCGTTGAATCGCCTGTCCGTGGTCGCATTCTCGAACGAGCGCATGGCGATCACGCTTCCGTCGGACGATCGGCGCTGGTATGTACTCTGGTCGGACGCGCAGCCGTTGACGATCAAAGAGGGCGACGAGATTTGGGACTGGCTAAAGACCGGCGGCGGACGGGACGCGGGCGCGGGCTGGTTGCGTGCGCGTGACGTGAGCGCTTTCGCGCCTGGTGGCGCGCCCCCGATGACCGAAGCGAAGGCGATCATGCTGGCTGCGGGCCTTTCAGCGGTCGAGTCGGCATTGGTCGAGATGATGCGCCAGCGTCGCGGCGAATTCGCACTAGGCGCCGCGCAGGGGCCATGGCAAGCGCTGGTTGACCGATTGCAGGCTTCGATGCCCGTTGGGACCAAGTGCAGCGTATACGCGCTGTTTCACGCGCTGCGCGAGGCAGGCTGGGTCGATCTTGGGCGGGTCAAGACGGTCGACAACGGAAACAAAGTGCACGTTTACGCTGCGCCGGACGTGTTGGACAAGGTTCGAGGGAACAAGTCTGAGATCCGGCGCATGTTAGACGCGAGCGGCAGCGGGACCATGCTGCGAGCCGTCAAATAAAAAAGGGCACCTTCGGGTGCCCTTGTTGTTTATGGGAAGGGTTAGAGTCTGAGCGCGACGGCCAGCACCGCGACTAGCAGACCGACTAGGATGGCCGCTGTCACGTCACTCCTTTATATAGTCTGAAGTTGCCCAATAATCGTCGAGCGCGGGTTGCATTCCTACGCCTTCCGGCCCCTGCCATATCCAAACAATGTCGCAATCGGGGTAAGCGTTGAGGCACTGTTCCTCTGCGTGGTCTGTATCCTCAGCCCAGCACTGGAAACCAAATGGCGGGTCAAGGGGCGTTAGGATGTTTTCGATCCGGTACAACACAATGTAATTTTTCATGATGACAACCCGAAAAAAAGTGCGCAACCGAGCGCGATACCGGCGCCGATAAATATGGCCCATTCGATGAAGGTTTGCGGCATGGTTAGAATCCTCCACGGTCTGAGCAATACGGGTCCGAGGCGGGTTCATCTTGATCTGTCCACCACGGGTCCGGGTCCACGCCGCACTCAAGGCGAACGTATAGGGACAAGCTGCCGTCAGCGCCGCGACGGGTCCAATAGTCGATAATCTCGCCTGTCGCCTTGGCGGCGCGAACGAAGGTAATTGCGTCGTGTAGTGTCATGGTCAGGCTCCTCAATGAAACCAGCGGCCAGCAATCGAGCGCCCGAGTTCCATGCGCGCCATGCGCCGGATTTCGTCGGCGGTTTTTGCTCCGCATTTCTCGCGGAAATAATCCCACAAGGTCGACGCGAGCGTGGCACATGCCGCTGCGCGGTACTCGATCGGGTAATACTGACCCGTGGTGTAGTCGACACGCACCACATTGCCAGCCGGCACGAACTCGATTCGATGGTGCGAGGCCCGCAGAATATCGTCGGCGCCGATACTGTCGCGCCAATGGATTGCTTTGAGCATAGCGCGGGCGTCGTGAAGGTGCCGCAAGGCGCGGCGAGAGTCTGCGCGATATGCCTCGGGCGCGCCAGCGTAATTTGCCGGATCAAATCCGGGGCGTGATTCGATGAAGGCGTGCAAAGCTTGGATGATTTGCGAACGGTCCATTGTCATTTCCTTTGGTGTAGTGAGCGCGCCCGTAGGCGCGCGGGTTAGTGTCAGACTGCGAACGCGGGCTTGCCCGTGTACTTCAATTCGTCACCATCCATGCGCATGGGCATGATCAAACCTAAAGCGCCGGGCAGGTTAGTGACCACGGCGCAGCTGCCGCCATTGTGATTGATGTAGGGTCCGTACGATCCGCCCAGCAACTTGCAAACGTCACCAAACCCGCTCACATAGTCGGCATTGAACTGGGCAAGTTCACCAGACGTCGATGCCGGGACAATCCGGCGCCAGTCGGGAAATTTCCCGTCAATCGGCGCCGTGACGGCGCTGGTGGCGCCCGTGACGGTGATGCTGGTTTTGCCCTTGATCGTCACGCCGACGCGCTCAGGGTCCGGCGTATCCGGCGCCGTCACTATGTCAATGTGAATCGGCAGCGTGGTGCGTCCGACCTTCGCGGGCTTGACTGCCTCAAGCGCCTCGCGCGGGATGATGTACTCGCCCGGCGCGAGTGCTTCGATACTGTCGACAGCGACAGGGTAGGCAAGTAGACGGTGGCCGTCAGTGGCGACTAGCACCACGTCGCCATTGGCGCGCGCGTCAACGCATACGCCTTTCAAATAATAGCGAGTGTCTTGTTTAGCGGCGCAGATGAGAAGGGCTTTGATGATGGAGTGATCGATGGTGATTTTCATTGCAGAGTCTCCGAGGGTTGAAAGCGCGCCCGTAGGCGCGCGGTTGATGATTAGACAATCCAGTCAGGCGAGCGGGTCAGCCCATGCGCGGCGGCGATCGCGGCAATCTCGCGTTGTTGCGCGGCGCGCATGGCGGAACGGTGGAGCGCGGACAGCACGCGCGCGGCATAGTCGGCGCCGAGCGCGGGTAGGCGCGCAAGTGTGGTGTTGATGGTTGATTGTTGGTGCTTGGTCATGTCGTCGGCTCCAGGTTGCGCGCCCCGACGTGGAGCGCATGAACAGCATCTTGCCACAACATTTGTGGCATTGTCAAGCGGTTTGCATGACCCATTGAGCGATGGGTCGCGCTGGGTTGAGTAGGGGTCATGGCGAAGGCGCCGATTTTCACAGGGCAATGGGTCAAATGGGTCATTGGTTTATAACTTTTAATCAAAAGATGATTTTGTTTTATAGGTGAAACGGTAATGGCTAGACCGCTGGGGACGCGCCCGCAAACGCTGGCGCCAAAAAAAATGTCATGACCCATTGACCCATTTGACCCATCGGCACGCGCTTTTGCCTTTTTTGACATGGTTTGCAACTCAAAGGGTCATGACCCATTTGACCCATTGTCGATCCGACCTTAAAGGGTCATGACCCATTTGACCCATCAAACGCGATGATCGACACCCTGCACCCATAACCCATTTGACCCATTGACCGCGCACCCAGGGAGCACGGCTGACGGCTGACGGCTGACGGCTGACGGCTGACGGCTGACGGCTGACGGCTGGCAGCTTGGGGTCGCGTGGCGGAGAGCCCCCGGTGGGGGCCGGCGACCGGGCCGGTCAAAAACGGAGGGGTCGCACAAATTTTTTTGCAAAATGCTATAATTATTTGCAACACTATTTGCAGCACATCATCTGGCCATGACCTTCCAATCCTTGCCGCTTACCGCGCGCAAACTAGAGGCGACCGAGGCGCGCTTGCAGCGCATCTATGAGGCTGCCAAGTTGGGTCTAAAAGGTGACTCGCTGGCGTTGAAGGCTGGCATGCTGCCGACCGAGTATCGGCGTCTGTGCGAGATGGACCCCATCGCCGAAATGGCAGAACAGAAGGGACGCGCTGACGCAGAAGGGGCGCTTGCGGCTGTTATGATGGACGCAGCTATGTCAGGCGACACCAAAGCGGCGCTGGAGATTCTTCGTCACCGACACGATTGGGTGGCTAAGCAACAAGTGCAAATCGACGTAGCGCAGCAGATCAGCGTAATATCGGCGCTTGAGAAGGCAGAACAGCGCGTCATTGACGTGCAGGTAACAGAGCGACTGGAGCCAACACTTGCAGCAGCCGATTTACAACGCCTCTGATGAAATGCTCTTGATGACGCGGCTCTGGCAGCCGCGCATCAAAGACGACCCGGAAGCGTTTGTAAACTTTGCGTTCCCGTGGGGGCAACACGGCACGCCACTGGCCAACTATAAAGGCCCGCGCAAGTGGCAGCGTCAGGTGCTACGGAAGATTACGCAGCACATCAAAGACAACGGCGGCAAAGTTGACTATAACGTCTTCCGGCTAGCGGTCGCGTCAGGCCGGGGAATTGGTAAATCGGCGCTAGTCAGTTGGCTTGTGCTGTGGATGCTCTCTACGCGCATAGGATCCACGACGATCGTGTCGGCTAACAGTGAGGCGCAGCTCCGCAGCATCACCTGGTCAGAGATCACCAAGTGGCTGGCGATGATGATTAACAGCCATTGGTTTGAGATCAGCGCAACCAAGGTCGCACCGGCTAAGTGGCTGGCGGAGATCGTCGAGCGGGACTTAAAGAAAGGCACGCGCTTCTGGTCGATTGAGGGGCGTCTATGGTCGGAAGAAAACCCGGACGCTTACGCCGGTCTGCACAACTTGGACGGCGTGTGTTTGATCTTTGATGAGGCGTCAGGTATCCCAGACTCGATCTGGCAAGTGGCCGCTGGTTTCTTCACAGAAAACACGCCGCACAGGTTCTGGTTTGCTTTCTCCAACCCGCGCCGCAATCAAGGCTACTTCTTTGAGTGTTTCAACTCGAAGCGCGACTTTTGGACGACAGAGAACATTGACGCCCGCGACGTTGAGGACACCGACAAGCAGGTTTACGAGCAGATCATCGCGGAGTACGGCGAAGACTCGATACAGGCCAAGGTCGAGGTGTACGGAGAGTTCCCGAGCGCAGGCGACGATCAGTTCATTGGACCCGCGCTGGTCGATCAGGCGTTTGCCCGGCCCAAGCACAAAGACGAGACAGCGCCAATTGTAATCGGCATCGACCCAGCCAGGTCGGGCGGTGACTCAACGGTCATCGCGGTGCGCCAAGGGCGTGACATCATCGCAATCAAGCGGTACCGGGGCGATGATACGATGACGACCGTGGGGCACGTCATCGACGCGATCGAGGAGTACAAACCGACGCTGACGGTGATTGACGAGGGTGGGTTGGGGTACGGCATACTTGACCGGCTGGTCGAACAGCGGTATAAGGTGCGTGGGGTCAACTTTGGCTGGAAAGCCAAGAACCAAGTGATGTGGGGTAACAAGCGCGCTGAGCTGTGGGGTGCGCTGCGGGACTGGTTAAGAACCGCGTCGATCGCGCCAGACAGGCAACTGAAGGCGGATCTGACCGGGCCAAAGACCAAACCCGACTCAAGCGGTACGATCTTCTTGGAGAGCAAGAAGGATATGAAAGCCAGGGGTCTAGCTTCTCCTGACGCCGCCGATGCGATCGCGGTGACGTTTGCATTTCCAGTCGCCTCCCGCGAACCCCGCGCAGCCATGCCCCGTCGCCACTACAGCGACCGCACCGCAGGCGCAACCGGCTGGATGGGCGCATGACCAAGAAGTCTGTCAGCCTGTCAGTGGGACGCGGCGAGAAACGCCCCACCAGCCAAGGCGCGGGGCTGACGGCCAAGGGGCGTGAAAAATACAACCGAGCCACAGGAAGCAATCTGAAAGCGCCCGCGCCTAATCCCAAGACAGAAGCAGACAAGGGGCGCAAAGCGTCATTTTGCGCGCGTATGGGTGGGGTAGCCGCCAAGGCCAAAGATGGCGAACGCGCCAAAGCGGCGCTCAAACGATGGAAGTGCTGATATGAAACCAGG